ACTGGGACAATCAATATCACGGCAAAGAGCACCTATGACCCGGCTAAAATTGGTACATGCGTAATTACAGTAGCTTAAATTTAAACAAGTTATCCCCATAATGGGGATAACTTTTTCTTGAAAGGTTGATAACATGCCTATTTCAAAAAATAAATATTTAACATTACCAGAAATGCAGGAAAATGCAAACTATATCAGAGGTTATCTTGAAAATGCAGGATGGACATTACAAGCTATTTCTGGTATGTTAGGAAACATGCAAACAGAATCAACAATCAATCCGGGTATTTGGCAGAACTTACAGGTGAATGTAAAGAACGGTTTTGGACTTACACAATGGACACCTGCTACAAAGCTGATTAACTGGGCAAATGATGAAGGATTAATCTATAATGATATAGATACACAGTTGCAAAGAATCTTGTACGAAGTTCCGA